TGATTAAGAACTATCCTGTTCAGTCATTTGCTACGGCAGATATAGTGCCAGTTGCACTGCTGATGATGGAGAAAACAATGAAGGAGAAAGGTCTTGTATCTTGTATAGTTAATACAGTTCATGATAGTATGGTCATAGATGTACACCCTGATGAGCAGACAGAAATGCTGGAGTAGTAGCTGAAGTAGAGAGTAAGTTAGTAAGCACAGTAAATACGCTGTGGGATATTGATTTCAACTTACCTCTATCACTAGAAGCTAAGATGGGTAACAACTGGTTAGATCAAGTAGATTGCTAATAGCATAGAGGAATTTAGTATGAGTGAAGTAGCTTTAAACCAAGTAAGTCAAGAAGAGTTAATGCGCCTAACAGGTATGGCTAACGAGTTAGGGGGTGGTGGTTCTAAGAACAAGCTACCTCGACTACGTTTGTGGCATACCCCATTGATGGGTGTCGTTGATGTAGCAGGTAAGAAGAAGAAGATGGAGGTAGTAGAAGCAGGGCAGTATCGTTTAGAGCAGGAGGACGGAACCTTTGCGTATGCACCAGAGGCTAACGTCCGATTCTATCTGCAAACTTTTATGTATAAGCGTTACATCAGTGACCCTTCTAACAGCCGTTATGTTAAGACTCTAATGCATGATGATCTTAACTCTGATCTTAAAGATACAGATGGTGGGTTTAACTGCGGTAAGCCAGCAGGTTTCATTGAAGACTGGAACTCTGTACCTACAGAGATGAAGGATCTTATTAAGTCTGTTAAGCGTGTCCGTGTACTGTTTGGGGAGGTCAACCTGATCAATCCTATAGACGAGAAGGGAGAGGGCATTGATGTACCATCTACCCCATTCATCTGGGAAGTAGATAATCGTGAGGCATTCAAGACCTTTGGAGATTCATTCAAAGAGATTGCCAAGCGAGGTCGTTCATTCATTCAGTATGGTATTAACGTAAGTACCATAGAGCGTGAGATGAACAATGGTCAGTCCTACTTTGTACCCAAGGTAGATGTTGACTTCTCTTCTGACCTAGCTATTAACGAGCATGTCCTAACCATGCACCGCAATAGTACTGAGTGGATCACGCAGTACAATGACTACATCAACTCAGAGTTTACTGCTAAGGCAGTGGAGACTTTGAACAGTGCTGATGAAGGCTTAGTGAATGAGTTTATAGATGTGGAGTAAACATGAACATACACGAATTAATGGTACAAAAATATCTTAATAGTGTAGTGGCAGGGAAGGGTGGCATGAGCCGCCCTGTCCTTGACTTCATGGTTAACGATGTTAAATTAGCCCTAGAAAAGCAACTCGTAGACAAGCGTAACCCTGACTTCAGGTTGCGTATGTCAAACATAGGTCGTTC